AGCTTCAGCGGCTTGATTAAATTGCGCGCCACCAATTTTAAAAGCAGACATCTTATCTACTTCACCATATGTTACTTCACCAGTTGAAGGGTCAACTGTACGCGCTTGCTCTGCGGCCTGTGCGCCTTGCTCTGCCCTTTCAGCCTCAATTATGGGCTTACCTATAGCTAAGGTAGCTTCTTCCATAGTTCGGCCTAAACCAGCCAATGCGCGCATCTTATCGCCAGCAGTTCTGTCTACACCAGTTTGAGTAAAGCCACCGTATACGTCAATTCTTTGTTGTCTAGGTTGTCTAGCCATTATAATTCCAATCAGATGAGTAAGTTCCAGTTGCTTCAGTGGTTCCACCACCACCACCAGATGCACCATAAATCTGAGTTGCGCCTTTCAGCAGTGTACTTGCAGCACCAATCTTAGCAGCAGATGCAGCAGTAGATGCTTGTCGTCTTAACTGGGCTTGAGCAAGTCGGTCAGATAGCTTTAACATACCTTCACTTAGGCCAACATTCTTAGCACTCTCCAGAGCGATACTAGCAGGTGTACCTTCAGCTTTAATACCTGACATACCCATACCCACAGCATTAGCTGCAAGCGCCCTGTTGAGCTTCTGCTGACGTTCTAGCTCACGACTCTCAGCGGCTACACGTTCTTGCTCGGCCTGACCTTTAAGTGCGGCCTCCTGATCTTTACCAGCTTCAAGCTGACCATAAATCTGGGTGCCTGTACTAACTGCTAACAAGCTGCCTATAATCCAAAATGACATTTAAATAACCTCTTGCTCTACTAGAGCTGCTTCTATTTCATCAATATCTGTTAAGTGTGTAGGATGATATGTAATCCAAGTACACCCTGTTTCGCTATATATAACACGCTTAGTTCCTGGCACTGTCTCTCCCAAGTACGGAGCTACAATCTTTTCTCTTTCGTGAACACTGGATACTTCGCACTCACCAGATACAACGCTGTAGAGGTGTTTGCTTTTATGCGTAGCTCCTACAACAATACTACCAGCAGGCATTACCATCTCTCTAGCATACATACCGTCAGAGAAATGGTGTCTTGTTACTACATCTGCCTTTGGAAAATCCTTCATTATTTCTTGTAACTGGTAAATACTATCTTGCGTTACAACATCATTCACGAAGACTCAACCTCATACTGTATGGCTTGTAGGTGGAACGGTGTAGCGTCAGGTACTGTGATCTCTGCAACCACTTCTGTATCCCAACCATTACCACCTCTATTGTCTTCTATAATACCAGTTCTAGGAGTAAATGGGGTATTTAGTGGAGTATCTGGAGCCTCGCCAAACTGCCTAATAGCAACAGGATTTCCATCAATGTAGATGCCAGCACTCTCATGCACACGCAAGTTCATGTTGGTAATCTTCTTGCGCTTCATTACGTTTTGCCCACCACGGGTACCAGGATTTGTATTAAGCGGCATACCCTTAACCTTCACAGGGAAGTTATATCCCACCTCAATTTCTCTGCTAGTAAATCCATTTAACTCTGCGGCAGTAATAGTAATATCACCATTAATGCCAGTACATTCACGGTCTGGAAGAACATCACCGTCTGCAAGGACTTGAACAGTAGAGGGAGATAGGTGAGGAGCAATAGACACAACAACGTCACCGCCAGTTTCGTCGACTGTTTGCTTTGCACTTCCATCTAACATGCTATTAAAGTCCCAACGCTCCAAATAGTTTTTATTGCCACCAGAAGCTCCACTAGGGTTTCTGGTTGTTATGACATACAACTCATTATCAACTGTACAACATGAGTTCAATGTATCTATTGCGCTAGTAGTCCAGCGCGTAAATCCATTTATGTCTTGGTTACGCATAGTGTTCAGTACGCCCGCATTACCATCTTGGTTAATAATAAATAACCAATTTGCATCTTCTGTCGTAGAACCTTTTAATATTGCCATGTCCCTTGGATTGCTAATTAACTGTGATGACAAAACAGATATATCATTGGATGTATAAGCGTCTTCGTTAAAGCTAAACAGGTATTGACGCAATGTGTTGCCATTCTTATCAACAAACAAAGTTGCCCCATCAATAGACTGAACCTCTAAAGGATATGAGCCATGCTGTGTTTGAGCAACAATTTCAATAGTAGATGGCGTAGCACCTTTGAGTAAGAACTCAGCACCAGAACAAAATATCTGCAATCCGCGATCAGGGTTAATATCAACAATGCTTGTCAGTTCACGAGAATCAATAGTGACAAAGATTCCCTCATCGTCTTCACCCGTTTTAGAAAAGAAATCAAAGAAAGCTCCAGACCTACTTGCCAGTATGCTTTGTGGCTTAGACTTAGTTCCACCAAACCACAGGCGACCCTCGTTAAATACGCCAATTTTTGGGAAGCCTCTAGTTGGACTCCATACATCTTCTGTTCTAGGAGTTCCTGGAGTATCTAACGCAAATCCAATAGTATCACTAGTGTCGCCGCTTGTAGCAAATCCTGCAAACAATCCATAGCTATTAGCAGACTCTCCAGACATAGTAATTGTAAAGTCGTGTGCATTGCTTTTTTCTACTGTTATCCCAGTAAAACCAAATACAGGCATATCTTGCAGTGCTTGTCGCATATTAGCAGCAGTAGAATTTGCTTGATCTCCTCCGGTAGAACCTGCAAAAGTAATGTCCTTGCTCAGTACGCCATCAACATCTATTTGATATGTTTGTCCTGCATGAAACCCAGTAAAGGTTGCCGTTTGAACAGCAGCTACAGGTATAGGGCTAGACGCATCATTGTAATCATACTGAGGGATATTAATAAAAGTCTGAATGTTGCTTTCAAAAGCATTAATGTCATCAGTACCATCGAACACAATCTTGTAGGGATAGTTATCCTCTTGAAACAAAAGCATTACGTTTTCTGTTTGAGCAACTCTCACGCTACCTATCTGAGATGGAGTAGGGCCACCATATTGTCCAGTATAAGGCACTGGAATGTCTGCAACATATACGGTGCTAGTAGAGCCTAAATGCGGAGTACGATAAATACGCAAGTTGTATTGGGTTAAGACACATACAAAGCTGTGATCTGGCGCGTACTGCCACTCAAAAACCTTTGGAGAGATGTTTACATTGCCTGCTACATGAGCATTAAACTCGCCAATGTTGACTTTATAATCTGCTGTATTACCTAGATTTGTAGTAATTCTCCAGTAACGATTATTGGCATCAGAAAGTGATGTAACGTCATAACGCTTGCTAACACCCCCCACCCCAGGATCGCTTGAAATTGAAAAGGTTTCCCAGTCAGTCCATGATGATCCATTGGCTGAATATTGCAATGTCAGTGTTTTACTTACATCTACTGTGGTATTTTGCTTTGTTAGAAATGCGTTTTCAATAGAAATAAATTCAGGAACATAGGAAACAAAGTCATATTCAGCAACAACAAAAGGGCTTGCAGCAACGCTATAGTTGGTCGATACCCCAGTTAAGGGGTTGCCATCATTTATAGCGGCTTGTGGGCCTCCTGCCTCGCCGGTATTAGGCATGGTCGGAGTAACAGCAGTTTGACGAATAAGAGGACTTAAAACAACATCAATGTTCTCTAGTCCAGGTCTACGCTTAACGCCACCTTGAGGTACGATAACAACGCCTTCGGCATCCTGTGCGCCCTTGTAGTATTGATCAAGATCGGTACGGCCTAGTAGTAATGGTGACAGCTCACCACTGGCAAAGCTGGTTTGCTGAAATTGTGACTTAGGCATTAGTACCTCACGTTAATAAATGGGCGATCCTGGATAGGTGTCTGGGGGTGTTGCTGCGAGTCAGTGAAGCGAGCCATACGACTAGCGTTAAGATATTGATTAGCCAGTAGTTGCATCGAAGAAGCACTGTCACGAATGGAAGGAGCAAAGTCCATAGCTAAGGCATACTCAATCATTTTAGCAAAGTATGCAGGCCATGCAGCTTCTGAAACATTAGCAATGTAATCGCAGTAAAGCGCACCACTGTAGTTACAATAAACCTTGTCTCCAAGAATTTGATATGGAATGCTAGGGTCTAACTTAATGAGAGTCAGCATATCAGACGGAAGCTGATAGATAGATTGCCACTCACTGCCAACAGGAATATCAGTAGTCAATGATAGTTGAGCTTGTTTGCGAGAAAATCCCCAACGAAATTTGGATAATTCATTTTCAACAATGTTGTCATACAGGCTAGTGGCTACAACCTGAGCGCGAGTACCGCTAGTCAGGGATGTCAGAGGCACATCGCCAATAAGAATGAGAGCATTATTAATTAACGATAGCTTACTGTTTGCCATAAAAAACCTTTATATGTAAAGAAAGGGGCCACCAGAGCAGCCCCATTCAGTTTTACTACTTATGCAGCAGTAACGGTAGTGCCTGGAGCTACAGTAACAACTCCCAAATTGCTAATTGCTTTTACAAAGGAGATATGAAGATGTGAAGTACCTTCTTCTTTAGCAATAAAAATAGCGTCACCCTTTAGAAACACGCCTGCTGCTTCGTCAAAGTAACTTACTACTTGTGTATCGGCAATACTGTCATTAGATGTATACATCCAAAGAGTACCGCCAACGCCTGATCCGCCAATGCGGGATAAACCTGATCGTGCAAAAGCCATGATAATATTCCTTATGCAGTTTTGTCGTATTGAACTTTAACGATACCAAGACCGTCACGAGATACGGCACCAGCCTTCAGCATACCGTTACACAACCAAGAAGTGCGATCAGCAATCCAATCAACGTCAGTCTTGATGTCGATACCGATTGCAAGACCAACAGCGTCCTGAGAGAAGAAGTATGAATCAACGATGTTAGCTGCTTCAGTCAGGCCACCTTCAGCACGATCTTCAATAACTACGAACTTAAAACCACCGAAAGTATCAACGTCACCGTTGACCAGAGCTTTAACATTGTTGTAGTCAGAAGAAGTGATTTCTTCTTGGTTAAGCAGACCACCCAGACCCTGAGCATTGATAGAAGCATACAGGTTAGAGTTAGGAACGCCTTGAGCGCGAAGAGCTACTTGAGCTTCAATTACTTTCTCAGTAGTTAGGTTAGTGCCGCCTTCAACAACAGTACCTGCGTAAACAGTTTCTGCGTCCATTGCATCAATAACCAACTGATCACAACGACGACCAAGAGACTGTGCGATAGTGCTTGCAAGTTCCTGCTTCTCGTCAAAGTTTACAGTGGCAGCGTCAAACATGTCAGTATATTCTGGAGCATTCCAGTTTTGCAGAGTTGCTACTGCAAAGCCGTGAGTGATGTCCATAGGAGTTACTAGGTCAGAAGTAGACTTTTGGTTAGCCAGTCCTTTACCCATGTTGCGGAATTTGTAGGTATCGCCTACTACGTTGTTTCGTACAGTTACAGCACCTTTTAGCAAACCAGAGTTCTGGTAAGCGTGTTTTACCATGCTGTCAAATTCGGTAACAGCTACCGAAGCTAATGTCTTACTCATAAGAATTTCCTCGAAAAAGAGTAATAAATAATAAAATAGTTTTTCAAGGTTTTAGCTGAGTACCCGAGTAAACTTGGTCAGCATTCAACCTAAATTTACTGGGCCTTAATAGAAAGGGGTGTCCAGTGTGTCGATTATACACCTTTCACCCCATAAACTCAACCGCCAAAGGTACGGCTATGAGCCTTGTCGCCACCAAATTCCTGCATCATCTTCTGGATTTTAGCTTCATGGCTAGAGTCAACGCTACGGAGAAGTTGTCCATTTTCATTCTTCGCAAACATCTGGGCCTCAATATCGCCCCAAGTCATGCCAGTAGGATGCTGTCCACCATCAATAGGTAGCTTAGTAGGTGCAGTAGCACGAACCAAATACTCTACCAGCTCAATAGACTTGGCATCAGTTACCAGATCACGAACCACATCGTAGTCAGCGGCATCTAAGTTGTTCTTTAGATAGCCCTCAACATTCTTGATACGCTCTCCAGCATTGTCACCTAGTCGTGCAATCTCTTGCTCTTGGGTAACTTGTTCTACCGCTTCACCCTGTGCTGACAACAATTCCCACGCATCACCAAACGCATCTTGGCTCATGCCTGTCTTCTCAGCAAACTCAGTTAGCTCTTGCAGCAAAGCATCATCAGACTCAATACCTTCTGGGCCTGAATAGCCATCTTTAGGTGCGCCAGTAAAACCACCGAACTTCTTTTCTAGCTCAGTATAGGCTTTGGCTTGCTCAGCAACAGACTTATACTTGTCGCCTTTGTACCATTCGGGCGTGTCACCTGTACCCTTGATACCATCAGATAAAAAGTACTCACCTTCACTTAACTCAGGGGTACTTGCATCCAACAGGGTTTCGCTTGTTGTTGTTTCTTCTGCGGCCTGTTCATCAATCATAATTATTCCTTACAGTATTTTAGCTTGTTGCATTTGGTTGATAATGAATTTAACAACTCCAGCCTCACCGTTATGGTAGGCAGCCTCGTAATCAACATTAGAAGCACTAAAGGGAGTGTCATTGTTAAAGATAAACCGCTGCGTAATATCCTCAAGTACACGTTTGCCACCAACACTTGCGAAGCATTCGTTGTAAGCCTGAGCTAATTCAGCAGCAGCTTGTCTTTGTTTGGCGTTAGCTGCCTTTGCACCTTCTGCATTAGTGGTCGCTTGATTAATTGTATCCCAACTCATAGAGCAGTTTGTCCTTGGTCAGCAGGTGGATTGCCGCTAGTATCCATTCCTTGCTGTGCAGCTTGAGCGCCAGCCTGAATAACAGCTTCCTTCTCAGCTTGACTGCGTACTAACTCGGCAGGCATACCAGTCTTCTCTGCAACCCAGGTTCCAAAGTCTTCTAGCTTGAAACCAATTTTAGCTTGATCTGGGCCAGCATTCTGCAGTACAAACTGAACAGCTTGTTGTACGTTAAGGATGTCTTCACCGTCCTGCGCTCTGGCAAGTGGAGAAGTAAACTTAATAGCGACCTGGCGACCATCTAGCTCGATAGGTGTAATGATGCCTCTGCGTGTAAGTATAGCAGCTACGCGCTTAATGATAGGAATCAATACTTCGGTCTGTAATCTGCCGAAGGCAGAGCCGATGCGTTTAGCCAATTCACGCGACTCGATGGCAACCTCAGTGGCGGATCGAACAGCACCAGTAGGATCACGAAGATCGTTGAATAGGGCCTTCTTGATCGACATCTGTAGCTCATTGATTTCAAACTGTGCCAACTGTAAATTAGAACCTGTATCTAGGCGTTGAATAGAAGGGTTGCTGCTGTTGTTAGAACCAACTGGAATAACAATGCCTGGGCTTATATTCAAATTGTAGGGGTTAGTTACGCCATCATCGGTTGCTGTGTACATACCTGCTAGGTCAATAGCAGCCTTCTGGAGCACAAACTCTTTGGCCTTGTTCAGTGAGCGCACATCAGGGAGTGCCTGTAGTGCTGGGCCACGACCCCTAACCTCACCAGCTACCTTACTATAACGACCTGTAACCCAAGGGCTGGACGTGCCAAAGTCTTCCATCCAACTAATGCGATCTTCTTTGCCTACCCATACACAGCCATAGTAGGTTTTAGATTTGGGCATATATACAACACCCTCGCTAATATCAACATCAGTTTCTGGGCTTTTTGCAATAACATCTTTTATTTTTTCAGAGGGCTTAAATCCAGGCCATTGACGCTCAAGGTTACGAGCTTTAACTTTAAATCTACGCCAATGTGTTTCGATGCTTCCGTGTGGGCCTTCTTCAAAAGCAATCCCCTTCTGTGGAATAGCATTAAAGATGATGGGCATCTCATCGCTTTGATCTTCATCAATGCGTAAAGTGCCTGTGCCTACTAACAAATCAAGTGCGTGCTCATAAAACTGAGTAGCAAAGTTAGATCGGTTAATGTAATCAAAGATAACTTCTGCCTGAATATGCAAGTTGCCCTGTATGTCTTCTAAAGATACATCAAAGTCACCCTCTTCAAGCTGTTTAACAACAAGATCAGAAGCCTCAAAAGTAGCCCAGCGTGACCAGATAGGAGCAATGTTTTCTTGCAGTTTACTAGCGCCCTGTTGGATTGCCTCAAGTGCAGTAGAGTCAAAGATGCGATCCATCTTCTTCTGGCCTGGAGCATAATCTTGAAATAAGTTTCGGTTTGGCAAAAAGTATTCGTAAACATCATCAAGTGTACTGTGCCACTGCAGACCCACCTCAAAGGCTTTAGCTTCTCGTCGCTTCAAGTCCGTCAGTGAACCAAGCTCTTTAGGTAATTCCATTATTTATCCATCCTTCCTGTTCTCATACCTGTACCTCGGCCTGTTCTCATATTTGTGTCTCGGCCTCTTCTTCCTTCCTTTTCTCTTTCAGACTTTGGAATCATCGTTCTTGTTGGTCCTGTAGGTGCTGCAACTGGCTGCACAGGTTGGCCCAAGAGGGATTGCTTTCCTAGCTTGCCGCGAGCAGTAGCTTTTAGTCGTCGCTCACTAGACGCTATTTCTTCATTTAATTGTCTGCGCTGCCTATTTTCCAATGCTACTTGTTCTGCCGTTTTCTTTGGCGCGTCACCTGAGCCACCCATAGTATTACCTCGTATGCTTTATATGTTTGTATAGTTGATATGGAGTCCAGATGAATGGCTTCTTAATTCCCAACATCTGCTTAACATTGCCGACACAAGTGTTGAGTGCAAACAAGTTAATGCTAGTAGCTTCTTGCTTATAACCGACCGTTATATCGTTGGCCCCAATTATATCATTTATTGAGTCTACATTATACAAGTCATACTTAGCTGTGTTCTTTCCAGCAACAATAAACTTGCCCGCAGAAGGGACAATGACATAACAATGCCCCATATCTTCCCTGATAAACCTAGACCACCAGTGTCCTGTGTCGCCTGTAAATACAACCCACATGTCTGTTTCTTGACTAGAAGACACTAAAGTTCACCTTTGCTGTATGGGGTTTAGAAAAGCCACCATCTCTACGGAGAGCAGAGCGACCTTCACCTTCACCTTGTAGGGCATACTCTAGCGCCTCTACTGGGTGAGAGTATTCATTCTTATCTGGCTGATCACTGTAGCGTTCGCCACTCGTCTGTACACGACGATAACAGAAGCCACCCTGTAGACCTTTACGAATCATAGAAGCCTTGGGCAAGACAATAAAGCGAGGCTTACCATCCATACACATCTCTTTCATGGGTACTTCTAAAGCGGCTCTACGCTTGAGGGGATCGTTAGAGTCTGTTGGTTGACAGGGAATGCCAGCAGCTCGCATGATCTTAAACGGTGTATCACTGTTAGCTTGGTTCTTGTTGTCACCAGACGGATCACCCCAGCCCTTAAAGCTGTGATCAGGGTAAGTGTCTTCAATATAACGTTTTAGGGTAGGAGCAAAGTCTACTGCGCCAGAGTCAGTGAGAACCATCTCATCAAAGCACACCCATCTCCCGATAGCAGTACGCTGCAAAAAGGCACAAGCAGGTGTACGACCAAAGTCAAAGCCCAGAACGATAGGAGTGTCCTTGCTAGGAGTGAAGTCCATATGGGATGCGTGAACACTGTCTGTGTACATCGGGTGAACCGGCTTACCGTTAGAGACAAAGCCGTACTCATTAGCAAGATTAACTTTAATCCAATCATTTGTTTTACCTGTAAGTCCACGTTTGTAATAGTTATCAGGCAGGTTAGCCAGGTTCTCCGCTTTAGGGTTTACCTTCCATACCTCACCATCCTTATACACGCCACCCTCTTGCCTATGGAAAGCCCAGCCCTCAGGACGCTCAATTTCTGCCAGCTTATAGTACCAATGGTCTTCATCAGGTGCGTTACTGTCACCCAGCACACCATGATGCGTAGGCTTGATACCTTCCTTGTTAGAAGGGAAACGACCATGACGTAAATCTAGCATGTCGAGAACGGCCTTAGAATGCTCTTTCGTCTCGTTTAGCCATACCCATGTACACTGGATACCCCTAGCCTTCTTAACGTGCTCAGGGCGGTCAAAAGCGATGAATATGACCTCTGACTTAACTGAGGTGCCATCTTCTAGGCGGAAGTTAATGTAATGGGTAGGTGGTTCTTTGTTACCCTGACGGAATGGGCCAAGGTCTTCATGGATTTCTAGCCAGTCTTTAATGGTTGTAGAGAACAATTCGGAGTAGGTGTTTCGGCAGGCAATGATACGGGACAGTCTGACACCATAGTTCTTATGTCCAGGGGTCATCACTGGAGCTTGTTCTGTCATCAGGTCAAATAGCTTGAGGATAGTTTGGACAGTCTTGCCTGAACCTAGTGGCCCCATGATAAATGAGTTCTGAGAGCGACAGTCAGAGTAATCTTGCAGGACTTGACCTTGTGGCCCCATGCAGTATTCAATGGTTGGCATTATTTTTTCTTACTCCAGTCGATAGCATCATAGCCACTTTTGAACTTATCACGGGTCTCATTGGTTTGGGTGCGAGGCTTACTCCCCTTACCACCGTTAGACTCTGGGAAATGCCTGTTGCGGGTTTCCTTGTCTAGCTTGTGCAGCATATTGTTTTTAGCCATTACTCTTCATCTCCATACTCATCATCATCATCTACAGCAGCATTAATTATTGCCTCTACTACTGGGTCTACCTCAACAACCTCCGCTTCTATAGCATCAGTACCACCATCAAAACGTCTACGGGATATTGCTACCACAGCAGAGTTGTCAGCTCGTATCTCTACAGCTTTCAGCTTTGGCTCAGTGTATTCAGCAACCTTACTCCATGCGTTTACAGCAGCATTAAGAGCAGTCACATCACCTTCTTCTTCAGCAATGTAGTCCAGCTTACTAGCAGCTTCAGCCATCTTTAGTATGGGATGGAATGACTCACCATACATATCCTGTAAGCGGGCCAGTAAGAACTTCTTATTCTTGTTGGGTACACCTGGAGGTCTCATAGAATAGATACCATAACCTTTGCATAAGTAAATGTTGTTTTATTTTTCATCTTTAAAATAATCATCAGCCATTCTATCTTCTACAATATAGATTAAATCAGTCATACCAACTATATCTTTATCGAATAGGTAGACTGCAAAGAGTTCAATTAACTCAATATCCATTTCATGTACTTCTTCATCTGTTACTATCTTAATCATATTTCACTTCTTATATTTGGTGATTTTTTTTTGCGAGAGACATATATACACACACGGCAGCCACTTTCGGAGGGGGGGGTATCAAGACTCATCATACCTGTATAACCTGTGGATAAGCTGTGGATAACCAGTAGGATAACCAGTACTGTATAAGTGTACACCTGTATGGATAAACAGCCTGTATGTTCCACTGTATATGTACAGGATACTAACAGCTTATACATTTGCTAGGCGCAATGATCCCATTCTGTCAGATTCGCAGCTCTATATAGTGATAAAACCTGGTTAACCCTTTTCTTTATTTCTATCCAATTGTTTCCCTTACCCTTTTCAGTTACCCGATCAGATACCCGATTGTACAAAAAATGATCAATTTATGCAATCTATATAAGGAAGGGAGACTTTAAAAGACTAAAAAAACAAAACATTATTTGCATTCTGTAAAGTTTATCTATATCGTTTACCCATCACTTACAAAAACAGGCAAACA